GGCGTCTTGGTCCATCTCGTACTTCATCTGCGCTTCACGGTGTGCGTTCATTTCTACAGTCCAGTTCCAAAGTCACGTACAAGGGCTAGGCGCAAGGCTTCTGCCTTGTCACCGTACTGCGCGCTGTAGTCAGCAATGAGATCCCGTGCTACGCCGAAGTGTCCAGAGGACATCGCAGCGTACACCTTCTCGCGGGTTTCAAAGTGGATGGGGTCGGGTCGTTCGAATGCGTCGAAGCTAACCCGGCTCATGCTGCATCTGCCTTAGCCAACTCGGATAAGAACAGAGCATTACAGGCGATATGGTCCCAGTGGCTAAGGCCACTCTCGGAGTCAAGCAGTTCACCACCTTCGAGTTGGTTCAGGTGGCGGTACATTGCGTCACGGTAGCGCTCTGTGTTGTTCTCTACCTTCTTCCAAGAGTGCGCTGCGTACTTCTTCGCACCGAAGGTAAGGACGGCTGCAACACCCGCAAGGGCTTTTGGCATACCTCCCATTAGCAGTGCCCATCGGGCCTTTCCACCGTCGTCCTTCAAGCCTGCCCCGCGCTCTCTTACTACGGTTGGCGGTGAATTAGGGAAGTGCTCTGTGTGCTCGTCGCGGCACATGGAGCAGTAGTTCACTGCATTACACATATGCTTCGGGCAGAAGAATGTCGTGTAGGTAGGCTTAGCCATGTGGATCTCCAGCAAGTTGGTTATAGGCGACCGATCCAGCGACCGTCTTTCTTCAGGATCATCGGCACCAGCATCGGACGCCCTTCCAGTATCACCCCACAGCCAACTACTGGCTTGCGTGGAAAGTGTTTGCCATAGGCGAAGGCCAACTTGTCTTTGTCGATCAAGCATCCGAAGTACGCACCCCAGTAGATGTGTTTGCTGCTCGCCGTGTACTCCACGGAGAAGTTCCCGTGGTGGTGTCCGACAGCGAGGTTGCACTGATTGTGGGCCGCATCGTTCAGGATAGGGCCTGCCGGTTGGTGCTTGAACATGACTTCACCCAGTGGGGTGTGGACGCGCCAATTCTCGGCCCAGTGCCAACCCCCGCCGCCACCTGTAGGGAACAGGATGTCACGGTAGTCCTTCAGGTACTGCACTGGAATGCCGTGATGCTTAGCCTTCCGGTAGTGCATGCTCCCGTGGTTCGAGTCGCATAGCAGTACGTTTGGCATGATCTTGGCGAAGCCAGCCAGCACCTTGCGGGAGGCTTCGAGTTCGTCACCGGCAGACATCAGGTTAGGGTCAGAGTCGTGGAAGCTCATTGCGTGCTTGTCCGTCTCATCGCCAAGGTTCACCACTAGCTCAGGCTTGAACGCCTTCAGTACTGCATCCATAAAGGCCAGTGCATCTTGGTGGTGGTACGGTGCGTGCAAGTCGGGCATAACCACGATGCTACGGTATACCCGGTCAGGCGTGAACAGACCACCAACACCAAGAGGGGCAGCGGGCTGGAGTACACGAGTCTCCTTGATCGAGGCATTGGCCTTGGCCTTGCTGCCCTTGTAGTCGGTGTAAACCAAGCGCCAATACTTGACGTTCTGGCGAGATACTGGGCCTGACTTGGAACCGAGCAGGGTGTTGTAGTGCTTGGCTGCTTCCACGTTGCACTTAGTGCGTAGGATGGTGCAGTGCTGCTTCGGGGTGAACAGGTTCATCAGTGGTGCGCGCATCTACTTCTTACCTCGTTTGGACTTCTTGGCCCGTGGGAATCGCTTCTTGTCCTTGAGGATAGCCAACAGCTTGGCCTCGTTGAACACTACAGCTACCACCGGGTGTGTACCTGCCATCTTGTCACCACCATCCAACGTCTGGAAGATCACGATGTCGCCACCGGGATGCCGCTGGATGTGCGTCTGGAAACCATTCTGGTTCCCCTTGTAGTTCCACGTCCTCATACTGCTGCCGCCTTTACCACCTTCTTACGGACTACCGTGCGGGCTGAGCGCGTAGCACGCGACTTCCGTGCATCTGCGTTACGCTTCAGTCGCTTCTCGTCTTCAGTGAGGTGCGTGTGGTAGATCAGGCCGCAGCCGGGTTGCTTCAGGTACTCAACCATCCGCTCCAGCCACGGGATAAGAACTGCGTAGTCCATGCTCTTAGCGCCCCACCGCCCAGCAGCGTTCGCCACTTTGCCCTCCGCCGCGTTGCAGCTACGGTGGAGGACGCCACGGATCTCGCCTGTGTCGTGGTCATGGTCAATAGCCCCTTCGCCTTTAATCTTCAGGTCAATGCCCAAGCCACACAGCGGACAGTTCCCACCCTGTAGCTTGACCTGCCGTGCCTTCCAGCTAGGCATGGTAGACCGCGCTAACTTCCGTAGTACATCAGACACTGTATACCTCCCCTGACCACTGCCCCTTCAACACGTCACGCCGTTCGTTGTGCTTCAGGAACCATTGGGTACGTGCGCACTCCTTGACGTAGGACAAGTTCTCGGAGGTGAGTCCACAGTCTTGTAGGTACAAGAACGCACTGTCCTTCGGATGCCGCAACAGCCAGAGACACCACGCCTCGGCCAGCACGTTCTGGTTCGTACTCTTGTATGCGGACACCACAAAGTTCGAAATGTCGGCTTCCGTGTTCAGATCCTTCAGCGCCGAGTACGCGGCAGACTTCCCGCACAGCTTCCCATCCAGCCGAAGAATACCCTTCACGTTGTCCGCGTCGTCGCCCATCAGCATCTGGCACCAGAAGAACTTGATACCGCGTCCCCATATCTTTAGGTGTCCCGCTGGTGTGAACTTCTCTTGCAAGTACCCCACGGACTGCGAACTCTCGATCAGGCCAAGCTCCTGATCCCAGTACAGATACGGGGTCAAGCACAGATCCTTGTCGTCGCTCCATACAACGCCATCCTCTTTCAGTTGGTGAGCCTGCATGATCATACCGTCATCGGCTTCGACATCCCGATGGAAGCGTACGTCCCAGTCCGGCAACCAGTTCTGGGGCTGGGCCATAGCCTGCCGCAGTGGTTCTAACAGAGACGGCTTCGCCTTCCCACTGCGGTTCCCTTGGTAGGGCTTCGCAGACAGGATGTTGCCCCGGTTGTTCTTCTTGCAGTCGTTGCTCGTGAGGTGTACCGTTAGGTAATGACTTTGGGTCAAGAACATCTCAGTCAGCATAGCTGTCTGGTATTTCCGAATAGCAGTGTCGAGACGAGCGGAAGTGGCGGCAGCCCTGTAAGCAGGACCGTCGCCATCCATGATGAGGGTGCGCCCAGCGACGGCACCCTCGAACTCGTTCTTGACCTGCTCGCGCTTCACACCGAAGCGGCTCAGGTCGATAGCCATTATGCTACCATGTCAGGCATGTCGAACTCTTCACCTTCCTCGGCGTTCTCGACTACCGTGCCACCTTCAAAGGGTGCGTCTGCAACACGCTTGGCATCCTCTTCGCTTGGCTCGTCCTCATTCGCAGCACCGGGCATCGCAGCACCAGTGGCTGCCGCCTTGGCAGCTTCCGACTTGCTGCCGTTGGCCTTGGCCGTAGGCTCCGGGATCTTGAACTCGACGCCGTTGCCGAGCAGCAACTCTTCCAGAGCAGAGCCAGCGAAGTTCCGGGCACCGAGCAGCTTCTCTTGCAAGAAGTTCTTGCTGCGGCCGTCGTCGTTCTCGCCCTTGATCTCCAGCAGATCCCAGCAATCCATAGTCGGCTGGTCCCACAGGAAGAAGCGCAGGAACTGCTCGTCAAACTCTGGGCACTCTTCCGGCTTCTTGGTGCGTGGGTTGATAGGAGGCAGGAAGCCGAGGGTGTCGATGCTCGACGTCTTCTTCTTCGTGGTCTTGTGCTCGGTCTGCTTGATCTTCAGCAGGATAGGCTCACCGATGAGGTCGATCCACGTAGTGTGCAGGCCCTGCCAGTTCAGCGACTTGAACAGCTTGAACGCATTCGACTTCGCAGTACGACTGACCTTGAACGGCCAAGTGCGGACCACGTACGGGGTGCCGTCTTCATTGCAGTAGCCTTCGTCGTACAGCACGAACTCAAGCTGCACTTCGTCAGCGTCAGCAGTGGGCTTACCCTCGAACTCTTGCGGTTGCAAGCCGTACTCGATCACACCGGACATGCGGGCCATCGTGTAGCCTTCAGGCAGGAGACGACCACCGCCACCACCCTTCTGTTCCTCGGTCATGTCTACCGCAGTTTCCTTTGCGATAGCAGCAAGGGCGCGCAGTTCAGCGAGGGTCAGGTTCTTTTTAACTTCAGCCATGTTGTGTATCTCCGATCAATTGAGTAGGGTTCGTACGTATCGTTCTTCGATTCCGTACTTAGCAGCAAGCTGCACGCTACTGCTAGTCCTGCTGTGCTTACGGTACTCGGACTTGAGCTTAGAGATGAACTCGTCAGAGTACACCCTGTAGTCTCGGCCTCTATCCCGCATGTCTTGCATGTTGTCCGCTTGTGTTCCGGATATGATGTGGGTAGGATTCACGCACCATATGTTGTCACAGGTGTGCCGTGCAACCGTAGGCCATACACCAGTGGCTAGGTGCAGTATAACCCTAGCCACAAGAGTTGATTCTCCCTCATACCGGACTACCGGACGGCCTGCCTTGTTGTTCCCATAAGGCCAAGCCGTGCAAGTCTCTTTAGGCTGCAAGCCTAATATCATCTTCATCGGTGCCCCGTTCGGGCATCGCCGCCGCACGGTCGATGACATCCTGCAAGTCCTCCCGTTGTTTCTGTAGGGCTACTTGGGTGGCCTCTTCACTTAGGACACCTTCGTGCCAGTGGATCTTCGAGTACATGCTGACCCCGAACTCCACTGCCGCCGGGAATGGCACGCCCAGATCGTACCCATGAGTTTCCTCGAAGTACGTCGGCAGGCTTTCCATGATGCGCTTGACCTCGCGGCACACCTCATCGAGCACAGCCTTATGGCAATCAAGATAGATTGCGTCATGCACTGTGTTGATGATGTACACCTGCTGGTTCCCGTCCTTGTCCGGGTAGAAGTCCTTGGACAGCAGGAAGCGATACACCAGACCGCATACACCCTGTACGAAGAATCCGGACTCACCTTGGATCGGATAGTTCCGCATCTGGGTAGGCTTGTACTGCATGGCCGTAGACTTCTGACCATTCGCCCAGATCGTCTTAGGCCACTGCCGGAACTCGTACGTGGTGCCGCCCGGTGTGCTGAAGGTGCCGACCCCGTACACCCGCCATGTGCCATCGACTTCCTCACGGTGGCGTACAGTGGTCTTGTCTACTGCCGGGAACACTACGTCCTCGTAGTAGGCTTCGACATCAGGGAACAGCGCCTTCTCGTTGTCGATGAAGGCTTGAGCCTCTTCAACAGAGCAACCAGTGCTGAAGGCAATGCCAAACGCTGTCGCACCGTACTGGTACGAGAAAGCCTTCGGTTTAATGTCCGTCCGCATCTGGTCATACTTGGAGTGTTCTGGTTCCGTTTGATCCTTGCACTTCCGAAGTACGTCTTCATACGGTTCACCTAGTGCAGCCGCCAACCTCATGCAGTGCATGTCGATGCCTTCCAGCAGCGCTTTGGTCAGCGCCTTGTCCTTGCTGAAGGCAGCCAGTGTTACGACTTCAAGCGCAGAGTAGTCAGCCTCAACGATAAAGCCATCATTGCCGAAACGAGAAGTGAACATCTTCTTAACGTCGGACGTACCACCTCGGGGGAGGTTCTGGAAATTAGGCTTATTGGAGCTAAGCCGTCCAGTGATAGTAGACGTGCAATTGAGGTTGTGATGTACATAGCTCAGTTCGTTCAGGTACTGGAGCATACCCGCTTGCTTGATGACGTTGCCTTCGTCGTCGCACTCTTCGCGGAGGTAATAGGTCCCAAGATCCTTGTCGAGCTTCGCAAACTCCAGTAGAGCGCCCAGCACATCGCGGACGTCGGCTGGAAACTCATTCCGCTTGCTAAGGATCTCCAGAGGATCTTTCGCAGTCGAGTACACAAGCGACCCATCAGCGAGCTTCCGCTTGCCGGTGAACTCATTGTCAAATTCCTTCTTCAGTTGGTCTGGAAGCAGGTCGAGTGGTGCAATGCCGGGGCAGGTATGCAGCAGGTCGAACCACTTCAGCTTAACCTCAGTCGTGTCCTCGCGGAACACCTTCGGCATGCCCTTGTTCTTACCGCTGGCAAACACTGCGATGTCGCCCCAGTCCATTACAACGTCGGCCTGATCACTCGGGGACCAACTATCATACTCAGCAACTGGGATCTTGCTACCGCACGAGCCGTCTTTGAGTAGGCCGAACTTGTAGTAGTCCTCCTTCACGTACTGCTCAGGGCTGCCATCGTAGCTATACGGCAATCGACTGCGGTAGCGTAGCGGCCCGCCGTACACCCATGCGCTCATGTGGAACGCTGAAGTCTCCTTGAACACAGCATCGGCAGGGAACCCACCACGCCATGCTTGGAAGGACTGCACCAGCAAGTTCAGGCGCGCCTCTTGGATCTTCATCTGGGCGAATGCCACATCCCGGTTCACGTACAAGCCGTTAGCCGTAGCATCAGCGCAGAACAGCATGCCCTCCATACGGGTCAGCGCGCCCTTCCACATACCACGGGCAACGAGCTTCTTGTACTGCCCCCAGAACACACGGCGGGTGTTGTCGATGTCCCCGCTCGGGCCTTCCAGATACTCAGTCAAGAGCGCCCGGTCAATGTCGGCAGTGAGTACACCCTGCTCCCATAGCACCTTGATCCCGTCCACCTTGGGCGAACCACCGTACAGCGGGGCTATCTCGCCAAGGGCTGGGTACGTGTCCTGCTGGTTCGTCAGGAGGTAGTGCCCATACGCCGTGCAGTACACACGACCGCCGCGCTTCAGGAACTTCTGGATCTCTTCCTTGGCTTGGTCGAACATCCAGTCCAGTTCGTACGGTGCGTTGTGCGCCACCATAAGCCAACAGTCCTCGGGGATCTTCAGCCAACCGGCTGCCTCTTCCTTCGAGTTGTAGTACACCGAACTGATCTCACCGTTGAACGGCTTACTGTCCAGCGCCTGCCCCACCATTACGACGTAGTTGTCTGGGTGGCGAGGCGAAGCCACAGCACCGTAGTACGGCTTGTTCTGCGTCTCAAGATCCACGAACCAAATCTTGTTCGGCTTGCTTGCTTCGGTCATAGGTTACTCCCGGTAGCGTGGTGGCACAGCCCAACCGGCAGCATCAGCGATACTCACGATGTGACGTATCCGATCTGGGCAGATTTCTTCTTGGAACGGCTGGCGATGCAGGATACCTTGCGGCACCCGGCCAACGTAGTACGCAGTCTGCCGCTCGCTATCAGCTACGTCGTCGATAACTGCGCAGAAGTTGTTGATGTTGAAGTCATGCTTCAGCAGCACATCCTGCACCGACTTCGACTCAGGATGCAGCAGCACGTCCAGTTCGGGGTACACATCGTGTCGGTACTGACGCACCATCCACACCCGTGCTTCAGCGTAATCGTCTGAGTTGTCCACGGTGTGCAGCGTGTACCCAGCGTTGTCCAGTGCTACGTCGATGGCTCCGATCACATCGGAGTCCGCGAAGTTGAAGATGATGATATCGTGGTCTGACTCAGGCAAACCAAGGGCAGCATTACGAACTGCACCACCAGCCAAGGCCACACCAAAATCAACGTGAAATTGAGCTGCGAGTACAGCCAACGCAACCAATGCAGGGCACTCGATGTGCGGGATCTGGATGCGAGTCAGCATACTGTGTACCCCTTCAACCATTGGAGTAGTTTGCGCTGGGCCTTGCGGTACGTGCTGCACTTGAAGTTCACGGTCGGTCGCAGGACGTGTCCATCCCATTGGTACAGTGAAACCCCACCACACTTACGGGCCGACCCGAAGCGATTGCCTACGCTCCCGTGGGTGCGCACCTCGCCGTCGAATGTGTTTAGAGTTAGCTGGTTAATAAAAATGCTCATGCTTCATCCCCAAATCGTATTGTCCAGTGAACGGAGTTAATATGCGACCGCCCGAAGTGGAAGTGCTCTAACCCAAGAGCCGTTACCGCGCTCTCGGTTAGCTGCCGCAGGTGTCCATTTGCCAACGTCGAACCGTGGTGGTCGTACACAGGCAGGTTCACACCCGGACGACGCATAGCCTCAGCAATGCAGGTAAGGGCAGCAGCGGTACTACGGCCTGTACCCCGTTCGCCGGGGTATTCCCCGTTATTCACAACATACTGAGCAACCCACGTTGGGGTATGCAGTGGGTGCAGTTTGGTACTACTCATGCCTTGTCCTCGCGAAAGCGGTTGTATGTCGGGTGGCGGTAGCCGCCAGCTCGGTCGCGTTCCATGTACTGGAACTCAATCCATTGGCCGATGTACTCTGACTGGTTCTCCCAAAGCTCGCGTCCCAAGGGATGCGGCACACCTGCTGGAGCAGCGGTACTTCCGTCCTCACAGCACACACTGATAGAACCGACGCGGCCAAGCGGGACACCCTCAAGGGACACCGCCTCGTTGAAGCCTGTAATCTTTCCATCGGCAGGGTCACTCGGTTTGATCTTCATCCAGTCGAAGGTGCGGCGGCGCTGATACGTGTGGCTGTACGTCTTAGCCATTGCACCCTCATGCCCAGCCTCGCGGTTCTTGTGGTAGATGCGCCATACATCCGCCTCACACTCTGCATGCTCACCATCCGCGAAGGTAGCCGGGGCACCGCAACGTACTAGCCGAGCAGACTCCGCACAGATCCGTGGACGTCGGTCCCAGAACTCTTCTTCGCACTCGGGCAGGTCAAACAGGATGATCTTCACCATGCTGACATCCAGAGCCGGGGATGTTCGCTGGGTCTTCTTGTCGAACTTCTCCTTCGGGATGCCGGTAGACGACTGGGTCCAGCGGTATGAGTCGTTGAAGTTCCCGTTCACTTCAATGCCGATGTCCAGCTCGTTCCAGTGAGATCCTGCGAAGTAACGCAACAACGCCGGAGTGAAGTGCTCCATGTTGTACAGCGGCTTCTCGCTGAAGCTACGGTACTCGATGCGCTCCCCGTCACCTTCTGTTAGGTTCCGGTCGATGATGTACAACACTCGGCAGCGTATCTCGTCTGCCTTGACCTCTACGAATACCGGGTACTCGAACCGTGGCTTACCGCGCACCAGCTTGAGTGCATCCCGGAACGTCTCGCCTTTCATTAACTGCTGACTCACGAACCTGTACTCCATTCATTCTTGCCCGGATCGAACCAGACTTGAAACTGCTGAAACCCTTGCATGCCCGACTTGGCAAGCTTGTTCTTCGGTGTGCTAAGCCCCCGGTACGCCCTCGCATCGGGGTTGGTAAGAGCACCCATGATCAAGGCCAAGTCCCAAGTAGTCTGGATACCAGTCTTCGAGTTCTGCAACGCAGAGATCGGCGGGTACAACATGTTGAAACCTTCCGCTGATACCTGCACGGTGCCGATGTGTGCGAAGTTGTGGATTGCAGCTAACTGCCTGAACTCGTCCCATACTTCCTCCAGTTGCCCGATGTCATTAGCGCCACCGGACTTGTTAGATGTACTCTTGATACGGCCAGTCATGTCGGAGATCACAAGGTGTGGGTTGTGTTCTTCAATGATCCGGCTTACCTCGGCCATGTTCTTACCGTGTACGTTCACACAGCGAACCATGTCCGACCCACCCATCTGGGTGTTGAACTCTTTCTCAAGCTTCCCGGAGCGCGCCCACTCCAGCAGCACGTCCCGCTCCTGCTGCACTGCCGTGCCGTACAGTCTGTTCCTTACACGGGCGGCTGTACCCTCGTTGATAAGCATCAGCACTGGGCGACCACGATAGATAGAAGCCACACTCTCGATAGAGGACCGTCCGAGTTTTGCCGCCTGCCGCTGGAAGTGAACGACGAGCCAGCACAGTAGCGAAGTCTTGCCCTGATCGGTCGGAGCAGCAAGACCAACGTTGTCCCCCGGCTGTAACCCCTTCAGTACAGACTGCAAGATGTTGAAGCAATCCCATTGCAAACCGCCTTCGTCGCTGTCGCCCATGAGGCTGTCGAGAATACTGCCGGACTCCCACTTAGGCTTGCTGCCGTCAGTGATAGCGGCCCGAGACTTCACTGCCATCATCAGCAGCTCGTACGACAGCTCAAGGTCGGCGCCTTCGTCGTACTTCGTGAGTAATGCACCCACGCGACCGCTGAGATCCAGTTCATGCAGTGTGCTCACGATGCCCTTGATGATGTCCTCGGACACAGGCTTGCGCAACTGCTCAGCGAGGTGCAGGGTGATAGCTGTAGCGTCTGGGTCGGCCCGCTTACTGCGCAGGTTAATGAACGAGATGAACGGGTCCACCTCGATCTTGGTTGCTTCCGGGAACGCACAGAAGAACGCATCGTACCAAGCCAGCATGACCGCCGTGTTGGGGTTGATCATGCCTTGCGGTACGAGCGGCTTCAAGTTCCTGAGCCGCTTCTTGTCAGCTAAAGCGGCAAGGATATTCAGTTCCATTACAGTGCTCTCCAGCCTCGCATGTCACGGCCTCGGAATAGGCGGGTAAGGTACGGGAGTGAACGTCCTATATGGCTTCCAAGGGCACCAGTGCGGGTTAGCTCCTGCACCAATTCCTTCGCCTCTTCGTCAATAAGCCGCAAGCGGGCAAGCTCCGCCTTGTCTACTGTGCAGGGCATGGCGGCTAGTCGCTGCACGGCATCCGTATGCACGGCCACATGCACTTGTGGTATTGCGATCCCAGCCTTCAACGCCTTGCGTATACTGATGCCAGCGTGGTCCCGAATGACTTCCCAGTCCTCGGTAGTGCGGTGGCTCGGTCCCGTGATCTGGGCGTTGTACAAGCGCATGTCTGGGGCTGCTGGTGGTTTGTTCAGCCGCTCGTCGCATGCTAACCGTGCCTCGGTATCGCACTCGCAGTGCGAGCTTTTACAGTGTACTTGGCTCGGTCTGCCTGTCCGTCGGCAACCTGCGCACACACCTGCATTTATACTCTGCTCTTTGATCAGTTTGATAAAACAGTGCTTACAATTCATACAGGAAACTCCGGATGTCACTGATTGATAGATCCTTCGGGTCAAACCCGGTCGGAGCACAACGTCCAACGCAGTTGCTACCCAGACCGCGCAGCTTCTTAGACTCACGCTTAGCTCCTACTTCCCCCGGTGGATCTCCGTCAAAGAACATGACCACACGAGGATGCTGCAACAATTGAAGTGTGAGTACAGGCCGCACAACAGTCCCCAAGGCGCAGTACACCGACCACTCTGGATTCTCCCGGAGTGCCCACTTCACCTTGAAGAACGAGAACGGATCTTCGACTACTACTGCAAGATCCCCGGCTACGTGTGCTAAGTACAGCGTGCCGTCATACGTCAGCCACTTCTGAGGACTGGCCCCGGTAGTGTCCCGACCTAGCCAACCCTGCCCAGTGTTAATGAGCATGCGCTTCCGCTGCTCGCTAAAGTGGATAGGTGGTAAGTACATCTGATCCATGTTCTTCAGCGCTAACAGGCGCATGACTGCGTGCTGGCTGAACTCATCCAGATCCAGCAACTCCACGCTATCCCTTGGCAGGTCGAGGTGTGTGCTGCACTCCGGAGCCTTAACCCCGGTGATACGGACGTGATCCTTCTCGACCACTCCGCCTGCCTTGCATGACTGGCAGTACGCCCACCACTTCCCGGCAGCGTTGCCGATCACGAGGTTGGGCCTGCCTTCCCGCAGGTGGTACACACGAGTACGCGAGCCGACTGCTAGCCGCTTAGCAAGGTGCAACCACTCTGCATCCTGTAAACGAGCCATGCCGCCTCCTTAAACCAGTGTGCTCACGTTGTACGCGAGTGTACTTAACGACCCGATCACCACGCCAATAAGGCACAGGATAGCGGTCAAGGACTTCCAGTTCTCGACTGAGGACTTCGAGTCACGGAGCTGGCCTTGCAGTGTGGCACGATCCGCCTTCAGCTTCTGCACGTACGAGATTGAGTCATTCAACTCGGCTTGCAGTGCAATGACTGCGGCAGGGCTGTACGACTTCAGTTGCTCGATCCGGGTGTTCAAGCGCTCAAGCTGCACCTGATGGCGAACTTCGGTAAAACCGCTAGCTAATTGGAACTCGCTTACCATGCGCTTCAGGGTGCCGACTTCGAGGATCTTGGCCTGAAACTTGTGCTTCAGGGAGGCCAGTGCTGCGTGTGCGGACGACTTCATTTTACTTCCTTACTGCGGGTTAAGCCGATAGTGGCCTGCACTGCACACTGACACGGCATCTACCGTTACCCACCCTAGCGGTGGATCAGTGCGCAGTACAAACGCTATCGCTTAAACAGCGTTGCCTTCCGTGTCGGTGATAACACGGTCGATCTGGCTTTGCAGGACGACAGCGAAGGTGTTGTCGAACTCGTCGCCAGTCGGGGTGTACTCGACCTTGTACTTGAACACGCCTTCTGGATCTTCCTTGATTGCCTTCACGGTGCCTTCAACAGCACGGCGGGTTTCAGCACGGCCGATCTTGAACTCGATCTTCGAGCCAACGCCGATGGCAGAGAGCAGGTCGTACTGAGCCAACTGGCCTTCAACTTGTTCCAGCTTGGCAGTGTCGTTAGCGATGCGGGTATGCAGGGTTTTGATTTGAGCTTCGAGGTTAGACTTGGACATGGTGTATCTCCGATCATGATTAGTGGCGTAGGACTAGGCGCCTAAAGAGTCCGGGTGCAGCGCATTCAGATTAGGTTTGGTCTACATCGGCCCGGTGGGCTTACCTTACTTCAAGCTCAGGATTCCAATTCAGAAAGTGGGTGCGAGTGCAGGCTACTTCGACTCGGTTTGCTCCGAGCTATGCCCAACGTCGGACTCGACAGCGAACGTGCTGTACGGTGCGACGACGACGTTAACCGAGCATGCTGTGCTCAGTGCCAAGGCCAAGGCCAATGCTGCGTACTTAAACATCAGATGTATCTCCAGCCAGTTCAGCGGGTGACTTGTCCGCTGCGTCGCCGCCGTTGGCGAAGTCAGCAACAGCCGAGCGGGCTTGCATGATCACCTCTTCGACGACTTGCACGGGGCTTACCGTACCACCAACACCGGAGCGCTGTAGGAACTCGATGAGGTTGTGGCGTACCTGAGCACGTACCGCGTTCTTAACGATTGCCAGCATGAACTGATCATCGTTGTCCGGGTACAGCTCTTGCACACGCTTCAGGAACGCAGACGCATCTTCCGCCTGAGCCTCGCGGCGTGATTCCTGCAAGAACTGCTCAGGTACTACGGTGCGCACGTCGATCTTCAGGGATACTTGAAAGGTTTGCATTGCGTTTACTCCAAAGTTAAAGGGTTGACCAGTGTACGAGTAGCGTCCGTGTGCCTTCTGTAACATCAAGCCCACGGTGCGTGACAGTGCGCCCAAGGAAGAACAAGGCGTGTCCCTTGGGAAGTGCAGGTACTACAATCCGAGGCCCGTCAAGCAAGCCTGAGCTGATCTCAGTGCCACCTCCCTCGAACTCCGTACCAAGGTTCACGACTAGCGTGACGTCGCTGTCTTGGTCGGTGTGTAGCTGGGTGCCGGGTATCTCATCGGCTGTGTACTGCGCCGCTTGGATCAAGCACTCTTGCGGTGTGAGGTTCCACAGCAGCAGCGCAAGCGGCACCACGGCAGACTCCCATAGTACGTGCAAGGAATCATGCAACGGCTTACAGCGGGTCTTTAGGACGATCTCAGGGATACGCGCCTCAGGTTCCTCTTCAGGGTTAACCTCAAAGCCAGCGTCCCCGAACTCTTCGAGCAGGCGGTCGCAGTACCACGGTGCAAGGTACGGGATCGAGTACACACCACGTCCATAAGACGTTACCAGCTCCCGTACAACGTCGGCGTGGTAACCGCTGATAAGGTCAGGGCTACCAAGTTCAAACGCCTGTGCTGCTGCCACAGACACGTCACCGATGGCGTACCGTAGCAGTGGGTGTACCTGCACTCGGTTCGGTATCGCTGTGTCAGCATGCTTGAGCAAGATGCTGCGGTTCAGAAGGTGATCCATTGGCGGCGTACTCCACTTAATATTCTGTGTATCTGCTGGATCTGTACACCGAACTTCTCGGCCATGCTGCGTACATTGCCACCACGTCCCTTGAGTGTGTGCGACCGGATATATTGGACCTGCTCAATAGTGAGCTTAGCCAAACCTGACCGATTCTTCTCGGCCATATCCTGTGTGTTTAATGCCTTGGTTCCTAGCCGCAGGTGGTCTGGGTTAATGCATGGTGGGTTGTCGCACAGGTGCATCACGGCCCCTCCCATAGTTGCCTCGTCTAACCCGTGTGCCTCGGCATACACTAGCCTATGGTGAGAACGGCGCTTGCCCTTAACTTTCTTCCTAGCGTACCCGCCAGAGCTGCGTGTCTTCAGTGTGGACTCTATGCAAGGAGTCATAGAGCTATCCAATGAATAGGCCCCGGCTTCTCGTGATCTGGTTTACGACGCCGAGGAAGAGAGCGGGTATACTTCCGCGCCTTCTCTTCCTGCGCCATGATTGCTGCCCGCTCACTGCGGGTCGTGCTGTGCATGTCGAACTCAGTGGCGACCGCCGCTCGCCCGCCGTTGTGTGTGAGAATCATCGTGGACCTGTAAATACCGAAGCACTGCGTCATGTGCGCAGATGCTACCTGTGTTGATGTCTTGAGCCACCGCCAAACAGAACTCAGTCTGATCGGTAGGGAACTCGCTCGTGTAGTGGTGGAACCAGCTCTGACACGTTGTATCTGCTTGGTACAGCACATTGCAGTACCACTTCAGATCCTCGGGAATGTAAGGCAGCAATAGCGCCCACAGCCGGACGTGCAGAGTGAGTTCGTCAGCATGGTCCATGTCAAGGCCGTGCGCCAAGTGGCCGAGGTCGTGGAATATGCGGAAACGGTAGTTCCCCTCGATTCCGTAAATCGAGTGCTCGCAATCCGCAGTGCAGATCGGCAGGACACCGGCCCATACCGCCTTCCGCAACCCTAGCAGGCTGCAAGGGGCGTCCTCGTGCCGCTGCACAGGGATGAGGCTAACGCTTGCCCGGTGTGGCATCTTCCGCGCA